TCTAATCTTTCAGGTGTGGCTATTTCTTACAAGATGTGGTCAATGGATCAAGTTGTTGCAATCAAGGAAAGAAAATTTAAAAAATCGCTACAAAGAAGGATCGAATTGATTACCAATATTTTGAATTTATTCGGTGGCAATTATGACTATCGAGATATCAATGTCGTATTTAATCGAAATCGACCTCAAAACAAGCTAGAGAACGCTCAAATTGCTCAAATGATTTCACCGTTCATTTCTCATCAAACACTACTTTCTAAGTTGGACGATATCGAAAATGTTCAGGAAGAATTAGAAAACATCAAAGAAGAAAATGAAGATGAAGAGGTAAAACAGGGGGTTTATCAAAATCTTGTCAAGGCATTTAAGCTAAGCGAGGATGAATTGGATGAATAAGACCGAAAAAGAAAAACAGTTAGCAATTGCTAAAGAGTGTCTATTGGATGAGCTAGAAGAAATAGATGACATTGTAGAAGACCTACTGGATGTCTATGATGAGGCAGCTGAACGATTAAAAGCAGATATTCAACGATCCTTGATTCGATTTGCCGAAAACAATGAAATATCTATCGAGGAAGCAAAAGGGCTACTAAGCAGCAAAGAATTTACTAAATGGAAAAAAAGTATTGAAGAATACATTGAACAAATAGAAAAAGAAGCTGATGGAACAAAGATGTTAATGGAATTAAATACTTTATCAGCTAAGACCAGCCTTTCAAGAAAGGAAGAACTGCTTTCGCAGATTGATAAAGAAATGATGACTTTAGCCAATAAAACAACAAGAAGTATTAAAAAGCATCTTGGCATCGTACTTGTCAACAACTATTATCGGGGTTTCTATTCTGTTCAAAAAACAGTCGGCTTGGGATTTAATGTGGCAAGATTTAATCCTCAACTGGTTAAAAGTGTTCTTGAATACCCATGGTCAACAAAAGTTTATTCTAAAACGATTTGGGACAACATTGACAAATTGACCGAAACCTTAAGAAAAGAACTGGCAACAGGATTCGTGGATGGAAGTTCTATTCAAAAGATGACAAAGCGAATTGATGATGTTCTAGGTAAAGGTAAATATGTAACGGAGCGTGTGGTTAGAACAGAAGCAAAGTATTTTGCTCAACAAGCGCAATTGATGTCATATAAAAAAATGAAGATTGATGAATATATGTACCGAGGCGCTGGATGTCCGAAATGTAAACCATTGAATGGTAAAAAGTTCAAAATCGAAGATGCAACAGTTGGTGTCAATTGTCCACCAATGCATCCGAATTGCAAATGCCGAGTAATCGCAGTTCATGCAATGAGTATTTTTGATCAAGAACGAAATGTCGTTCCATTGGATAAGAATATCAACTATCAAAAATGGAAAGAAAGATTTGTTAAAAATGGTAATAAAGCGAAATAAGGCTTTGTTATAGAGAGTGGTTAAAGGAGGAAAACAAAATGGAAGAAGCTCAAGAAACAAAACAAGAAAAAACAATCGGAGAAAAAATCAAAGAAGTTGTTTTTGGCAAAAAGAGTGATGAAGAACCATCGGAATCGGAGGTTGTAGAAACAACAGTTGAAGCAGAACCAACTGCTGAAGAACCAAAGGAGGATGTGACTCAAGAAGGCACTTTATCAAAGGAAGATATGGATGCAGCCATTGAAAAAGCGAAAGCAGATGCTATTGAAGAATATAAAAAAGCACAGGCTGAAAAAGAAAGAAAAGCATCCTTGACGCCTGAAGAATTAAAAGCAGAAGAAGATGCTGAAAAAGACAAGAAGATTCAGGCGTTGGAACATGAGATTATGGTCAACAATTCTAAAAACGATGCAATCAAAAAATTAGATGAAGCTGGTTTACCAGTAAAATTGGCAGATATTATTAACTATTCAACAAAAGAGACTGCGGAAGCATCGTTGGATCATATTATTAAAACTTATAGTGAGTGTCTTGAAAATGGAATTAAAGAGAAGTTAAAAGGTAAGACACCTGAAGGACTTCATTCAAATGCCGCAATCAATGATATGCAGGATAAACAAAATAAAATGAGAAAATATATGGGAATTAAGTAATAGGAGGAAAGAAAAATGGAAAATGTAATTGATTATGCTACTTTATTTGCACCTTTGATGGATGAACTTTATAAACAGGAAGCTAAGACTTCTATCCTTGAAGGTGATGAAACCACTGTTAAAAAAGGAGCGCATGGTGAAATCAAGGTTGCAAAAATTGACATGGATGCACTTGGTGACTATGACCGAAAATCGGGCTATACAAAAGGTGGAACAAAATTTGCTTGGGAAACAGTCAAATATGACAAAGAACGTTCTCAAGAATTAACTATCGACCGATTGGATAACGATGAAGCATTAGAAATGCCTGCATCTAAACTATTAAGCGAATTTATTCGTACAAAGGTTATTCCTGAAACAGATGCAGCTCGTATTGCTAAAATCTGTGGAACTGCTGGTATTACAGTAAAAGAAGAAAAATTAGCTGATGGTGCAGCTGTTGTTAAAGCATTAAGAGCAGCATCAGACAAAATGGATAACGATGAAGTACCTGAAGAATCACGTATCCTGTTCATTGTCGGATCTTACCTTTCAATGATTGAAGACATGGATACGACAAAATCTAAAAAGATTTTAGATAAGTTCTCAACAATCATCAAAATGCCACAATCTAGAATGTACACTCAAATCACATTGGCAGATGGTAAAACTGAGTATGGTTATAAGAAAACACCAACAACTGGTAAAAACGTCAATTTCGTTGTGATTGAAAAATCAGCTGCAGTATCAGCAATGGAACAATGGATCAAGTATTTTTCACCTGATGAAAACCAAAATGGCGATTCTCATAAGTGGGATTATCGAAACAATAACTTATATGCACATGTTTATGAAAACAAATTAGCTGGAGTTTATTGCTCACACGATTCTGAATAGGAGGACAAGATATGGAAACAAAAGGAACAGTAATTGGTTTAGGCACTGAAAAGCCTGGAAGTGAACTGGAAGAATTAAAAAAAGAAATTTCTAAAAAAGATGGTGAAATCAAAAAACTATCAGAAGAAAACACTTCTTTGAAAAAGAAGATTAATGAACTTGAAAAAGGAGGCTCTACAGATGGAACAAATGACAAGGATACTGAAGGAAGTTCTAGAGCATCCAAAGATAAGAAATCTTAGTGATGAACAAAAAGAACAGTTAGAACCGATTATCGCACGATATGCAAACCGTGTTAGATTAAAGGTTTTAGCACATTGCAATCGTAATGATTTACCTGAAGCATTGGAATCCGTTGTAGCAGAAATCACTGAAGAAATGCTGATGGCTGACAAAGTTATTGCTACCGATAACAAGGAAGTTGCCAGCGTAAGTCGAGGTGATACAAGCATTACCTACAAAGATCCTGCTTCAGCCTATAACAATGCAATTGACTTTATGAAAGATTATTCATGTCAATTAGTCCACTTTAAAAGAATGAGGCTTCCAAGAGATCCTAATGATGAGTGAAGCTGAAATTCTAGCATTAACTTATTATGATAAAATGAGCGTTTATCGACCTTTTAAAGACACTTTACCGACTGGCGAAAGTGTCTTTTATAAAGGCCTAGATGGCAAAAAAATATATGAGGATATACCATGCGCCTTGTCTAGCTTTTCTAATGGCAAGTCAAATAAGAATGATGTAAACGTAAAAGTCGAAAGTGATTATAAGTTGTTTTATGATCCGAAAATAAAAGTCGAAAAGAATGACACAATTGTTTGTGTACACGAAGGCACACGCTATGTGTTGGGGGCTGGAAAGCAATATACTTTACCAAGTCATGCAGAGCTTCCAGTCTTGGAGGATAAGAATACAGCATGAGTCAAACGGATATTGTAATTGAAGGTTTAGATGAATTTGAAAAGAAACTTGTACAAATCATTTCGCACGATTATCCGCACGAGTTTGAACAGATGGTCATTCAAGTTGCAAACGATCTTAAAGATGCCACTGCAGATATTACTCCAGTTGATACGAGCCATCTTCAAGAAAATTGGTTTGTTGGTGAATTGGTCAAACGAGGAAACGACTATTACATCGAGGTATATAACAATGTTGAGTATGCCGAGCCTGTCGAGTATGGACATAGAACAAAAAAAGGCGGATTTGTTGAAGGAGCTCATATGATGGAACTATCAGTTGAACTTTTAAAAATACAGTTACCTTCTTATTTAAGAGACTGGTTGAGTGATTTTATAAATAAGCATGATCT